GGCAAGCTTGTTTGGTGGTATGGGCGCGGGGGCGGCAGCATGAGTATTCTTGCTAGTGATCCGGCATATCAGAAAGCGTCCGAAGCCATTGCGGGTATGGACCCTGCTAGCGCGTTGCAATACCTTGCTTCGCATGGTTTGAATCAGGCGCTCGCCATTGGCGTACTGGAAGCCGCTCAGTTGAAGCGTGCCGCACAGACGCAACAGGCTATTCAAGGCGCTATGGGTCCGCAGCCTAATGTGTTGCAGAACACCCATCAGATGTTCCAGCAGATGCCTCAACAGATGGCGCAGCAAGTGGCCCCGCAAGCGATGCAAGCCGTCCAGCAGCACGCTGCCGATCAAGCTCGTCAGGGCGGAGTCGCGGATCTTCCGGTCAACCCGGATCTGTACTCATTTGGTAAACCAAAAGGTATGGCCAAAGGTGGCGTCGTTGCGCTTGCTACGGGTGGCAATGCTGGCGGTCCTTACGGCGTAGAAGCTTCTACGGATCCTGTCGGCGCGGATGGCACTCCCATGCTAGCCCATGATGAACAGGGTCGCCCCTTGAACATGGCAATCGACGCAAGCGGCAAGCTGCATAATCTTGGGGCAGTGCCCAATATGGGCGAGTATGGTTCGCTTGTATCTCGCTCCAATCGCCCGTTGAACGACGTAGAAAAAGAATACGCGCAGTCTCAGTATATGGCGCATCCCACTCAGCGTATGCAAACCACTACGCCTGATACGGGGATTGCTGCCGGGATTGGTAGTTTCTTCAATAATCTCTTTACCAGCCCTTCCAGCTATGAAGAAAGGCTACGGCAACGAGAACAAGCTTTCCGCAACCCCTCGCAAAATCAGGCACCTATTCCTCCGGAAGTTCTTGCTGCTCGACAGGCCGCAGCAAGTGGCGCTGCGCCGTCTGTACCTCCTAATGCAGCAGCTCCTGCGGGTACGCCCCCTGCGGCTCCCACCAATACTCCGCCGACTAATGCGGCTCCCACCGCGCCAAATGCTGCGAATGTTTCGGAACAAACCAAAAACGTTCTTCGTATTGGCGGTATGAATCTGGATGAAAGCAAAGACCCGTTGATTGCTTCTTTGGAACAACACATCAGGGATGCGCAGCCTAAGTCGATTGCGGATCGTATAAGAGAGCAGCGTGAAGCGCTGGGACCGAACGCTGGCGTGGAAGAGTACAAGAAAGCGCTTGACGCGCAGTCTGGCATGGCAAAGATGAACGCTGAATCTCAGATGCGTATGGCGCGGGCAGGCGCATTCTTCAACATGGCGATGGCTGCGGGCCAGCCGGGGCAGGCGGGTAACGGGCTTACCAAGTTCCTCAATGCTGCCGCCACTGGCGGGCTGTCTTACTCTCAGGCTGTGCCGCATATTCAACAGGGTCTCATGGCCGCGCAGCAGAAGATCGCGGAAGACAAATTCAGGCTTGCCGACGCGCAGCGCCGTGAAGATTCCGAAATGTTGCGCGATGCGTCTCGTGAGTATGGCGCGGATCAGCGCAACTACTCTGCAATGGTCGGAGACTTGGCTAAGTTCAAGGCGCAAGAGCACGCTGCGAACGTCCGTACGCTGGTGCAGGAAGCTGGGCTGAACGCTAGGTCGAAGCAATACAACGATACGATTCAGGCGCAGTACATAAAAGCTGATGCCGCTGAAAAGGGTAAATTCATTCAATACGGCATGGTCGGCGCAGATCAACGACTGGCCAACGCCAAAAAAGCATACGACAATGCACAATTGGTTGCCAAAAACAACCCAGCAATGTTGAATCAGATCGAAACGGAATATAAAGAAGCTCTGGCTTATTACAACGCGTGGAACAGTGCCGCTATGCAGCACGCGGGTATCAGTACGCCAACCCCCGGAGCGCCAACCAAAGACTACAGCGCAAACTGGAAATAAACCATGCCTAAGTCGTGGCCTGAAGTTGCGGCAAGTGCCTCTTATCAGGCGCTTAGTCCTGAAGAACAATCAGAAGCTCGTGATCAATACTTTCACGATGTGGTTGCTCCTAAGCTCAATCCAGAAGATATGTGGCCCGCATATCGTCAGTTCAGGGAAAGCACCGTACCGCAACCGGCCTCGCCTAAATCGGGTGCTGGAGCTACGTTTGCCAAACGCGCCGCACTTGGCGCGTTACCTGCTGCGGGTGGGTTTGCGGGCGCAGAACTTGCGGCGGGAGCGGCGGCTCCGTTGGCTCTTAGCGCGGCGGCAATCAACCCCCTGCTGGGTGTCGGTGTCGAAGGACTCGCTGCGTTGGCGGGTGCTATTCCGGCTGGATGGCTTGCTGGTAAAGCACAGCAGGCTGCAATTGACGCGCTACCTGAAACTGCCAAGAGACTCAAGATCGACCCGGAGACATTGCTTGCGGAAGAGAAAGCGCATCCGATTGCTGCGCGTCTCGGTGAAGCTGCCCCCAACCTAGCGTTGATTCGCCCGACTCTATCGGGTACCGCCGCGTTGCTTGGCAAGGGTACGGCAGAAGAAGTTGCTGCCGCTCGTAAGGCGGCGTTTACCGGTGCGGGCATGGGCGCTGCTGGAGATATAGTCCAACAAGGAGTTACCGGACAGCCAATTGACTGGACGGACGTTGCCGAACAAGCGCTGCTTGGCGGGCTATCCAATACTCCTACCACATTGGGCCGTGCAGTTGGGAATGCCGCGCGTCGAACTATTGGCGCGGAACCTATGTACGATCCGCGTGCGCATCAGTTTGTTCCTGAAGAACCTACTGGTGAATCCACGGCACAAGAACCTACCCCGCCCCCGCCTCCTAGCACTACGAAGGAGGAATCGCTATTCCGCGACATGGTGATGGATGTCCTTAAAAAGAGTCCCACCATCAAGCAATTCAGAGACGCCACAGGACTTGACCACAAAACGGCCAAAGCCGAAATGGAACGCCTCGTCAACGAAGGCTATCTGACCTACGACGACAAATCTGGTCGGTATTCGGTCGTTCCTGAAAATGCGCAGTATTCGTTCGTGAATGAAGGCGAACGCCCCCGTGCCGCGCTCAATGAAGTTCCGTCTGAACAAGCCGCTCCTGCGGAAGCTCCGTATGTATCGAAACGGCAGATGGAGTTGTTTGGTACGACGCCCGAACAACCTTCATTATATGTAGATGAAACAGGCACGGCATCAACTGTTCTGCCTGACCGAAATGAAATTGATGTAGCTCGTAAGGCGGCGGTTCAGCAACAACTTTCCGCATTGCCGGAAGGTTCGCAGTTCGACATTTTTGGCGGCACGTCGCGTGCGCCTGAACCGGAAGCCCCGCCGCCGGAAGCGACCCCGGAAGTATCCGATCAGCAGCGAGATTTGTTTGGCGCGACGTTGCATGTCGATCCGCAGGGCAGAGTCTATACAGGTACTACTCCTGAGAACCTAGCGCCCCCGTATCTCAATGACCCGCAAGCGGAGTTCTTCCGTCAGGAAGCATTGAAGAAACAGAAGGCTGCGCAGGACTTCATTGCCGCTAAACAGAAAGCCAAAGATGATGCCAAAGCTGCGCGTGAGGCAAAGAAAAAGAAAGCTGCCCCACCTGCCGAACCTGAAGTGATTACTCCCGCCGCCGTCACCGCACCTGCTGCGGAAGGCGAGACGTTCGATTCGGAAACGTACAATAAAGCGTTTGAAGCGATCATGGCGCAAGGCAAGGCGACGGTTCCGGTGATCCAAAAGGCCACGGGCGCTACTCGTACAAAAGCTTTGCAATTCATGGGCGATCTGCGTAATCGCGGCATTACGGACAAAGGCAACAATGTTATCGGCAAAGAAGCTGCCCCTACTGTTAAACCAGTAAAGCTCAAAGCCCCGGAACCTGTTAAGCCTACTAGCGTGGCTGATCGTTATCTTGAGCTTATGGATCGTCTGGAAGAAGGATACTTCAACAGAACCGGCCTCATTACCGATAAGACGTACGACAAAATTGGTGAGATGACCAACGGGTTCAAGTTCACAAAGAACGATGACCCCAAGATTCTTGATCAGATAGAAAAGATGCTCCCATCACGGGAGAAGATTGCTTCCACACCTCCTGTAAAACAATTGTCGGATATGATGGAACAAATCCGCGCCGAAATTGGCGGTAAGGGTGAAGCGCTTCCGGAAAAACAACGCGCGGTTGAAGAAAAATCGCCGCAAATGGAACTGGACATGCCCGCTGGTAGAATGCGTGGGTACGTCCATCCTGAAGCCGAACCACCATTGGCCGAACCGAATTACGGCTCTGCTCCGTATCAACGGTCTTTGTTTGAGCCTCAGTTCCAACAGGGAGAACCTTACAGCCGCGAAAAAACCAAAGAATGGTTGGAGGCGCAGAGTAAGAAATCCCCCGAAGAGTTGCGTGAAGAAGCAGCGCGAAGTGGCGTGCTTAATCTTGTTGGCCCCAAAGAACGACTGCGGGCCATTCAAAAACTGTTTGGTAGAAGGCCGCATCCGGATACTGAGGCTGCGCCTAGCCCTCAAGAGCGTGCCGGAAAGTTTAGAGACGCTGCCATTGAAGCGTATGAGAATGGCAAGATTTCATTCAAGACGTATGAAGAGATTAAGGATGAACTGAAGAAGCGGACGCCCGATCTTGCTCGCGTTGAAAAGCTGCTTCAGAACAAAGCCGCCGAACGAATCGCGGAACGTGAAACCAAACGTACAGAAGAAAAAATACGCAAGAAAGAGCAAAAGAAAACTCTTGATGAGCTTGAGGCTGAAGCTGACCGCTTGCTTGCTGAACACGGGGTTGATCTTAACTTCAACCCGGACGAACCGAATGAACTGTTGTTTCAACGTGGCACTACAAAAAAAGGCGCGATTGCCCATGAAGATGCGGTTGCTGCCGCCAAAGAAGCGACTAAGGGTTGGAAGAATGCGCCTGACGTGAATGTGGTGCGTAGCCGGGAGGATCTTCCCGCGCATTTACAGGACAAAGTGCCTGACAACACTCCCGGCTTCTATGATCGCGCCACTAAGACCGTGCACGTCATCAGCGAAAATGCACCGTCATTAGAAGGCGTTATAGCTACCGTATTTCATGAATCGTTGGGACACTACGGGCTAGAAAAAAAGTTTAGGGGTGATCTCGACAGCGTACTCAACAAGATGTACGAAAATCCGTCGATGCGGAAGGCTGCGGATGAGTGGCTAAAGAACAATCCCGACACCTACAAGCATCTCAATACGGATCTTCAGAAAGCACGTGCCGTAGAAGAAGTTCTTGCCGAACGGTCGGAGGGTGGTCCAACTACTGAATCCGGACTGCGCGGCGTATTCAACCGCGTCGCTGCATGGGTTAGGGATTGGATCCGTAGCGCAAAACAATTTTTTGGGTCTGATCTTAAATATTCTGACAACGACATCACTCAAATTCTTCGCCAAGCTCATGAAGGCGTACAGGGTAGCGCGACGCTCACAATTGACACCGTGTTTGATCCAGTATCTCGGACTAAGTTGAATCCGGAAGCCCAGCGTGAAGCTGATCTGCGCTTTATGCGGTCGTATGTCTCCGAAGATGACACCAAGCCTTCCGCTACGCGAGAAATGATGGAGCGCGGTCGTGAAGTATTGTCCACGGCAAGTCCCGCTCTTCGACGTGGGCTTCTGAGCGGCATGTCCGTCAATCAGATCGCCAACGAATACGAAAAGGTCGTGCCGTCATTACGCACGCGCCACGATGTGTTGAACAAGAAAGGCGCTGCGCTGCGTAAGGATCAGAAAGCTATTGCCGACAACGTAATTGCTGCGCATGAAGTATTCAAAAAGTATTCTTTGGCGCAAAAACAAAAAATGTTCGACATCATGAACCGCACGACTGTCGATCAGACCGAAGTTCTGGATGACGCGAAGCGCGGATGGGTTGCCGACAAAACAAGCCCGTTGTACAAAGAATTTAAAGCGCTTCCAGAAAATGTACAAGATGTGTATCGCAAGATGCGCGAAACGTATCACGAGCAATCCAATGCTACGTTGCAGTTCCTAAGCACCATTATGACGCCATCGCAATATCAGCGATTGGTGATGAATTGGAAGTCAAATCGTTTGCGGGTGTACCTGCCGCTGTTCCGTTCGGGCGATCATTGGGTGTCGTATACCGATAAGAGCGGTGAGTTCGTAAAGCGGTCATTTGAAACGCCCCGCGAACGTGAGTTGGCTATTGCTCAGGCAAAGCAGGAAGGCGCGAAAGACATTGAACGCTACAACAACTTGCAGCACATGATCAAAGGCGCCCCGCCCGCAGGGTTCTTCGGTGAAGTAGTTACTGCCTTGCGCAAAGCAAAGGTCAGCGATAGCGTCATTGAGAACGTGGTGGACTCGTATCTGAAACTGCTTCCGGCGAAGTCCACCCTGCAAATGACCCGCACGCGTAAGAACACGGCGGGCTATGAACAAGATGTGGTCAAGTCGTACGCGAATGTGGCGACCGCGCAGGCGTATCACATTAACAACATGAAGTACAACCATGAGCTTGAAGGCGTGATGGGCAACATCCGCAAGGAACTCATGGACGCCGCCAATCTGCATGAAACCAATTCCGACAACCCGAAAGGCTTGGATGTCGATGTGGCCAGTGCGCTCATGGACAACGTGGAGCAGTCCCATCAGGGAATGCTGAAGCCGAACTCCAATTCCGTACTGAGCGGCGTTCAGTACTTCAACTACCTACAATATCTCGCTGGGAACGTATCGACCGCGTTCGTTGCGCTGTCCCACTTGCCGACGGTCGTGTACCCCGTGCTTGGACGTATCCGTGGCTTCGACGCCGCTGCCAAGGCAATGTGGAACGCGGGTAAGTACTCAACAAACTATCATTTCAATGAAGGCAAGAATATCCCGCCTGAGATAGCCAATGTAATCAAGCGGGGCATTGACGATGGGGTATTGGGAGAACGTCGCGCAGAGGATATTGCGGAGTTCAAAACGTCCGGTACGACTCGGTACGTTGGCATCAAGGCGCGGGCCGATGCCATCTTCAACAAGATGCTGGGTACGGCAGACAAGGCGAACCGCGATACCACGCTGCTGGCAGCGTATGAGCTGCACAAAGATGCGCTTTCTGGGAAGCTGTCGGGCGAAGCGCTTCAAGAAGAAGCGTACAAACGCGCCAAGCAGGAAGTCTACAACACGCTTGGATCGGCGTATTCGTCTGCCGGTGCCAACATGATGCAGCACCCGATTGCCAAGTTGTTCCTCACGTTCAAACAGTTTGCTCTGAACCGTGAGTATATGTTGTACAAGTCGTTCAAGGATCTTACAAAGGGAGAGTCTCCCGAAGTCAGAAAGGCTGCGCTCATGCAGACTCTCGGATTCTTTGCGATGGGGGGATTGTTCGCTGGCGTGCAGGGGATGCCGCTGGTTGGCTGGGGGGAACTCTTTGCCAAGTTAGCGAATGATGTGGCGGGTGGAGATGATACGTTTGACCCGGAGGAAATGGTCAAGCAGTCGGTAGGTACGCTGGCCTATAAAGGTCCGATCAATTACTTCTTGAATCTCAATGTCGCTGACCGTACTGGTTGGGACAATATGATTTGGAGAGATGACGAGAAGCGACGTAACGATGTGGGGTTCTTGGGGTTTGCCGCTGAGAAGGCGCTCGGACCGACGTATTCGTTCGTAACGCAAAACGCGCCGAACGCGTGGCATCATTTTTCTGAAGGGCACTTTGAACGCGGTTTGGAAGATGTGATACCCAAGTTTGCCAGTAACGCCATGAAAGGCGTGCGGCTTGGGTTGGAAGGCGCAACCAACAAGGACGGAATACCGCTCAAGCATGATGTGAACGGCTACAACGCCTTCATGCAGATTCTCGGATTCGCTCCAGATGACCTTGCGGAAATGCAGCGGGAGAACATGAACCGCACGGGCATGGAAAAGAAGATTGAGAATTCCCGCAAGACGTTGCTGACCAGAGCGGCGCTGGCCCGTATGACTGGGGATGATGAAGGGTTTGACGAAACGCTGGAACGCATTGAAGAGTTCAACAGTCGGCACCCCGGTGCAGCCATCTCCGGTGCAAACCTGAGTTCCAACATTCTGAACCACTACAAGCGGTTGGCTGAGTCGGTGAATGGGATTTCGCTTCGCCCGAAACTTCGCTCTGAGATTATGAGCGCATACCCTGACGAAGAGGAATAAAAAAACCCCCGCCGAAGCGGGGGTTAATCTTCTCGGGGGGAGAAGCAGAGTGCTAGGGGAGTATAGGGTCGTCGCGCCAAACACGCAAGCCATAGACGTGGTTCTCAATCACTTGCTTGCAGACAACCCGTTCAATTTTCAAACGCTGAACTTCTTTTAGGATATAGCGTTGAACCTGTGCCCTGTTGAGGCAGGGCACAAAGAACGATGTTCCCGGTTGGAACTTCGTCCACTCAATCATCAACGTCTGTGACCCGATCTTCATCAAGGAACGCTTCTTCTTTGAAGAACCCCAACTTGGTCGTATCGAACCACAGACACGTCACTTGCGTATTGTTGTTGGCGCTGGTGCCAGAGAAGATACGCCGCCGCTTCGTGACTTCGTTACCTTCGTGAACAACAAGCGCGTTGCTCTTGCGATATGGAGTAAGGCTCTCCTCAAAGTTCATGTGGTTCTTGTTGCACTCCGCCCGATACGCATTTGCGGATATATACAACATCTTTGTGTCTGGCTCATAGCGCGTCGTCAGCGCCCCGCGAGGTTCACGAATCGGACCCGGATCCAGCCCTCGGGTAGACTTCTTCCCGTTGATGACCAATATCTCGGCGTAATGCCGTTGAAGGAACAACCCCAAGAACTCGTCAGCGTCGAACATGTACTGACGCGCCGTCTCACGCGACTTCTGAATGAGTTGAAGTCCATAGTCAAACACCGGCTTGATGGGGATGTCGTGCAGGTTGAGCTGCTTGGCTACTGCGCCACCCGTTATGGCAAGGCTGGTCTGTAGCGCCCAATACCGTTCTGAGTTGCGCACGTCACCCTGCCTGTCAACAAGGGTCCGTACCTCGTTGAGCTTGGCTTCGACCATCCTAGACTGCCCGACAAGAGCCTGTGCGAATGGCTGAATGGCGTGCCCGTAGTGATGCACCAGCGGCTCAAAGTGGTTGCGAGACCACGTGGCGTCTTCCACGGTCGGGTCAGGAAAAGTGATCTCCATGACTCGCTTCATCTCACCATCCGGCATCGTCTTTAGGGATGTCAGCATATCGACAACGGATCGGTTGGACGATGAGATCATGCCCGTCTGGAACGTCGTGCTGTTCACGCGCTCGGCGTTTGAGTGCTGCTTCATTCGGTTCTTGCCACGACCGGACGTAACGTCATATACCTGTTGTGACATAATGTCCGGAGGCATATTAGTAATCTCGTCCATAGTGACCGCAAGATTCCTCATTACGCCCAACCGCTGCATCCGCACGTTGTACGTATCCTTGGGGCTGAGCAAGAGCTGCTTGGGATGACCGTAGATGCTGTTGATGGCTTGCAGGACGGTCGTCTTGCCGGTACCTGATTGACGCCCTACTAGGTTCAGCAGGAAGCCATCCAGCGCGGTATATCGCAGCAGCAGAGTACCGAACCCCATGAAGAACGCAAACGCCCGATACTCCAGCCCCGGTGTTGCGTAGTAGTTGATGATGTCCTTCCAGACATGGAAGCTCCCCTTGGCCGTAAAGTACGGCATGATCGCAATCGTGGCCTCGGTCGGCGGGTTGTGCGCAATCTCCGTAGCACGGATCTCCCGGTCGCCAATGACGATTGCCGACTCATCATCAAGCCACCCAAACTGCCGGTGGGCTTTGTCCGCTTTCATCTCCACTTGTAGTGTCTCCACCCATTTGGTTACGTAGGACATCAAAAGATCCTGCCGCTTGTTGAGCGCGGTGATCCCGTTGAATGCCATAGCCCCAACGAACTTGTCTTTCGCTATGAGCGTCGTCAGCGGCATGATGAAATCCACCACACCGTCTCTTGGTTTGTGTACACGAATGAGTATGGTTTCACCTACCTCGGGGTCCAACATCCGTTTCACAACGTAAAAGTCGTGTTGGTAAACAAGGTCAATACGTTCTTCTTCGACGCCTTCTTCGTTTTTGATCCGGTTGCGGACGTACACACCGCCCGTCTTACCGCGAACGTAAGGTGCCGGGAACTTCGGAATTACGTATTCTTTTTCTTGCTGCGTGATTTCGTCTTTTTCAACGACTTTGTTTTCTTCTTCCGTAGCTTCAACAAGCTCAACCCCAAGCTGGATCGGAGACGTAAGTTTGTGAGGGCACCCTTCACAACCGCTAGGATTGAGTTTCTTGAACGTCTCGCACGTGTACGGGCCTTTGGTCGCTGCCGCTTTGCGTTCGGTTTCTTCCGGGTCATAGTCCGGGTGCTTGTTGGAGATGACGTGGATGGCGCGGTTTCGGTCGATGCACCGCTCTGCGATGCTGAGACCTGCTCTCCATAAAGGCTCCTCAATTTGTTCTTGATTCTCGAAAATATGTAAAAGTTGTCCACAGCCATTACCCTCAACTGATTTGACCAGAATGGAACGAAAGCGAGATTGCTTGTTACCCATCAGCGAAAGTGTGACCGCATCCAACGGAAGTCGGGGCGCGTTCTCTTTCGTAGCAAGAAAGCTCTTTGGCAGTACTTGATCTACATCATCTACGCTCCACAGATCGCCTACGGTCAGTACTTCAACCCGGATGGGGTTCGTAGGGTCTTTGACGTGAAGCGTTTCAGGAACTCGTAAGACTCGCGCAGCGTCGCACGTAACAGCAGCATCCACCTTGAAGTCGTGATGATTGCAAAGATCTTTGAGTGTCTCTGCTCTCGCCGCCCAATCAAGCCGGGGCAGTTCTTTATCCAAGATCCAATAGACGTGCGCACCCACACCGGACTTGACGATGGTGGGACGCGGCAAACCTGTGGTCTTGCAGAAAGCACGTAAGGCGGAAATGCCTTCGCTCAGATCGGCGTATGGCTTGTTGAAGCCACAGTCAAGGTCTATGAAAAACGAACGTAGCGATACAGCGTTCTTGATCGTGCGCCCATTGATCGTCCCCCCGAATTTGGCAACGGCGAAAAATACATTGAAGTTGTCAGCCATCAACTCGTCTGCGTATTGACTGAGCGCGTCAACACTATGGACGAACCGTTGCCTTACACCGTCTTCTTTGATACCTGTCGTGCAATAGCATTCCCCCTCCGTAAGAGGGGGAAGCACAAGCGCGAGAAAGTCATTTCTCGTAAGCATCCTAAGCTCCCGCGCTTAGTTGTTATCAGTCATCCCATGAGTCGAGGATCTTGGACAGATCGGCCTTCTCAGCGGGAGCCTCGTTCTTCTTGGAAGTACGCTTGACCGGCTCGGGCGTTGCCTCAACAGGCGCAGCTTGAACGGTTTCCTCTTCCTCGGTAACGACGGGGGCGGGATCCTTCTTGACACCATCAACCTCGGAGACGGTCATGGTGATGGCTTTCTTGGCAGCGTCCGACTCACCCTGCCGAATAACAGCAGCGTGTTCGTCGGCTTCAAGGAAGCGCAGGGGCTTGAACGTGATCGTCGGCGTAGCCTGATTGGTATCGAACCGCGCTTCGGTCACGACTGCGGTAATGGGAATACCCTTGCTGCCGATGAACTTGCCGTAGGCTTCCAACGGCCACTTGTTGTGTTCGCCTTCACCAAAGATCGACTTCGACGGAAGCGTGAGCTGGTACACGTCACCTTCGATGTCATTGGCAAGCACGACCGCCAGACGGCGGCTGTAACGGCAAGCACGGGAGTCACCCTGCCCCGAACCCTTGATGTTCTGCGGGCAATCGACGCAACGCTTGGCTTGCGGCTCGGCCACCTTCGGATCCGGAGTGATGCCATTGGCACTCCAGCAGTTGGGGCGGGTCGGCTCAGCGCCTTCGCTGTATGCGCCCGCATAGTAGGTACGCGAATTGTACGGCGCGGCATTCACGATGACGATGGGCAGAGCGCGTTCTTCATTACGCGACACTTCCTTACCGTTGATGACGCAGCGCCACACGCCACCCTTGATGCTGATGCGCTTGATGCCGCCGCCACCGCTGCCCATCAGGGACTTGGTAACGTCGTCAATCTCGCGGGTCTTCAGATAAGACGGCAGTTTGTTGCCGTCGAAAAGCGACAATTCCTTCGACATATACGCTCCTTAGCGTTTGGTAATAACGATGATCTGGTTGGTATCCATGTTCAGTCCGGGCGGGTGCAGGTCGGGATGTTCCTCCAAGAACTGGGCCATGTTGGTGTTGTTGATACGATGCTGGAGCAAGCTCAAAGCATCATGCTCCTTGATGAACTCCATGAACGATCCCCAGTCATTCGTCCAGTAGTTCTTGTTGACACGACGAGAGACCGTCCCATGCTCGGTGCGCATGGTGCTGAGTCCCTGCTCCTTGCAAATCTCCAACAACTTGTTGGATATGACATCAAGCTGTTCCTTCAACGCTTCATCTTGTTCCGCAAGCTCGCGTCGCTTCTCGCGGATCTTTACGTAAATCTTGGTCAACCTATCGACATTGACTTCTTCACTCATTGCACTCTCCGTTTGTTATGCGGCGTCTTCAGCGACGTTGTTGTACAAGTCAATCAGCTTCGTATGCACGTCGAGCTTCTGGGACAGCATCTTGTAGATATGCCGTTCCACAGGACTGCCCTGCAAGTGCACCACGGTGCATGGATGATGTTGCCCTGCGCGATGCACCCGCGCATTGGCTTGTAGGTATGTCTCTATCGACGTAATCGGCCCCCACCAGACGACCACGTTCGCAGCGTGTAGCGTTACACCATGCGCGGCAGCTTGCGGCTGCACGATCAATACCTTTGGATCCTTCTCAGTTTGGAACCGATTGAATATGTCGGTTCGCGCCCTTGGGCTTACCTCGCCACTGATGATCGCGTTGCTGATCTTTTCTGCCGTAAGCTTCTCCGCGATGATGTCGATGGCGTGTTTGAACGGCACGAACACAATGACTTTCTGGCTGGCTTCTTCGATTACCTCAAGCAGCGAGTCCATGCGGTTGCCCGCATCAAACGCCACGACCTCACCAGTATCCGCATAGACCGCGCCACATGATAGTTGCAGCAGTTTGTTGAGCAGCGCCGCCGCATTGACGGTTGTGATCTCTTCGCCCGCTGCGACCGCGACCATCTGCTTGCGGATCTGTTCGTAGAACTTTGTCTGCTGTGTGGTCAATGGCACGTCCCGCATTACATACGTCATTGGCGGCAGGTCGAGGCACTCGTCCTTGGTAAACCGGATCGCAGGTTGTAACGCGTTATGTACCACGGTGCTAGCGTTAGGTTTGGGGATCCACTTGAATGTACTGATTTTGTACATGAGTTGATCCCTGAAGTCTCCGTAAAACTTAGGTACGTTCTTCGGATTGACGATCTTCGCCAGCCCATATGCGTCGGTGGGCAACTGCGCTGCCGGGGTTCCGGTCAGCATCCAGATCCACGTGTCTGCCTTGATGATGGAGTTGAGCGCCTTCCATCTCTTCGTCTGAACATTCTTATACGCGTTGGCTTCATCGACCACGATCAGATCGAAGTTCGCTTTTGCAATTTCATCCTTGATGATGGCAAGCCCATCGAAGTTACAGATCACAAACTCTGCGTCGCTGCGCACTGCCTCAATCCGTTTCTCTTTCGAGTGGCTATGCGCAATTGCGCATGTACGGTGCATGGCGGTCTTGAACAGATCGTTGCCCCATGCGGACTGCATGATCGACAGCGGACATATAACCAATACTCTCTTTATACGTCCGATATTCATCAAGTAGTCAGCAGCCCATATCACAGATGATGTCTTGCCGGTACCCTGTTCGTTGAAACAGAACGCCCGCCTGTGCAGAGTTAAGAACGCTGCCGTCGTCTTCTGATGTTCAAACGGTGTGTACATCCCGGTCCATTCGTAGTCCGCTAGGATCGGAGACGGGACGTTCTTCATCTGTAGGTTCTTGAGGATCTGAGCTTCCTCCAGCCCCCACTTCACCAGCACATCATTCGGGCCAAGCTGCTTCGACCGTGGAATGACGGTTGTGATTCTCTGAGGGTTCTTCACCTTCAAGAGAAGAGCTTTGTTATTTATGATTTGCACATCTGCTCCAATAGACTCTGCACCAGAAGTAAGGTTTTTACTTCTGGCGGCTTGACCCCTAACGGGGGTCAGTCGGTTTACTTAATATAGATACTCTCGAAACAAAGTCAAGCGGGTTTGCGATCTTTATTTCGCTTGTACGCACGGTTCTTGTGCACTGCGACAACACGCAAGTTGCTGCGACTCGTTGACCCGCCTTTGCTAAGCGGTTGTTTGTGATCGACATCTTTGCCGTCGCCTTTGTGAGCGCGACCCGCCTTCACCATTTCCGCCCGTGCCGCATTGCGCTTGGCACGATTCTTGATTTGTTCGGGCTTGCCTTGGTAGTTGTCGTACTCTCGTCTGTAGTCACGCGCCATCTATGATCTCCCGTTATGCAAGCAGTCTTTGATCGGACACCACTTGCTACATGTAAAGTTAGGTTTTGGATTCCACACTTTCACCTTGAACGCTTTCTCAAGCAGAGCAGTTTCATTGAGCCACTTCAACCAGTATCTATGCGTGTCATGCACGTTGTAGTTGGCTTTCACCATCTCTTGTGATACGACGAACAGCAACGCGCACTTCGTCTGCTTGACATTCGGGAAGTGTTTGAACGTAGCCAACGACAACAACTCAAGCTGCTTCGTATCCGCGAACTTTGCAGACTTGCCGGTCTTGTAGTCGATGATGCGGGCGGTGTCTCCGTCAATGATTAGCAAGTCTGCGATGCCCCGCCACCAAGCATCGGGTGAGTCGAACGCGCATGGTTCCATTGAGCGAGTCAATGCCATCTTGTATTCGCAATGCTTCTCGCCGGGGTACGCAGCCAACTTGTCAAGGATAGGGCGCAGGTATTCCAACGTCGGGGGCAGGTCAATGTCGTCGCGGATGTATTCCTCCGCAGCCTTGTGCATCATCAGCCCGTACCGTATAGCGTCGGTCGGCGGTTCCTTCACATCCTGCTGAATACGTATACGGTAGTATTTGTGTGGGCACTGTTGGAACAGGCCCAAGGATGAGTATGACCATGTGTAGTTGTTCTCATCCATCAACATTCCCCGTAGTTAGCCCCCACGCCCGCTTCGCAATTCAACGGCAAGTCTTGCGCCCACGTCGGTCTCCAACGCATACATTCTTCTACGTACTTGATCGCCTCATCCGCTTCAGCTTCAGGGGCAATGCAAGCGACGGCATCGTGCACGGTCAGCACGACCTCGTATCGTTTCCCGATACGCAGCATCTGCTCGGCAATTACACAACGGGCAACTGCTTGGCAGATGTTTTCTACAACCTTGCCGCCGTATATCTTAACAGCGCCTGTCCGGGTGGTATATGTAAACTGCACACCATCAGGGCCATCATGCTTCGCCAGCCCGCTATACCGCTGCCACAGCCCGCTTGGTAGCAGGAAGCCCCGCTCCTCTGGGTCGAACTTCACAGCGTCTACGACCCCAAATTTGGCGTCGCTCTGAGACAGAATAGCCGCTAGGCATAAACCCCCCTGCCGCCAGAGTGCGGGTATTTCCGGGTATGCTTTCCGGTACACACTGATGATGCGTTTGCATTCATCCAAATCCACGTCAACGCCAAACGTCTTTAACTGTATCTGGAACTTGGCTGCGCCCATGCCGTAACCTGCGCCCAGCACGGTGGTCTTGCCGACAAAGCGTTCTTCCTTGGTGACCTGATCTTCGGGCTTGTCGTATATAGCAGAAGCCATTTTTCTATACACGTCTTCGCCACGTGCAAACGAATCAACCAAATCCTTTGCACCTGCCAGCCACGCCAACACTCGGGCTTCGATCTGACTGGAGTCACTGTCGATGATTACAAACCCCGGCGGGGGTTCGATGGCTTGCTTGAGCTTCCCGGCAAACGCCCCACGGCTCGGCAGGTTCTGGAGATTGATCTTGTCATCTCCTCCCCACCGCCCCGTATGCGCGGCGTAGTACTTGATCGGTACAGGCAGCCGCCCTCGCTTGGCTATATCTATAAACCGTTGCGTGCGTGTTTCTTCCAGCGTCGTCTTGACGCCCAGCCTTGCACTCACCAACATCTGTACACGTGGATCTGAATGTTCCAGAAGCGCCTTGAACTCATCATCGGTCTTGGCAAACGCCCATGTATCTTTTCCGGTACGGGGGCTTACCTTTCTTGGTGGCTCGACGCCCAGCTTCAGTAGCAACCCGGCGAACTGATCATTGCTCATGAGCGCATCTTTGTTTGCGCCTGTAGCTTCCATCAGCTTGCTCTTGTTGTCTTTGATGTTCTCCAGATGTGCTTCAAGCTTCGGCAGGTTCAACTGCAACGTCGGCTCTATGAACATCCTGAGAGTCTGATCTATGACTCTAAGCTCTCCAACAGGAAAATCCCTAGCAAGAATACTAAATAGACGATGAGTGAGATCCACATCGTTACGACAATACTTACCATAGGCAGAAAGATCAGCAGCGTTGAAATCAACGCGTCTCTTACCCAAAGCATTAACGACCTCATTGCCCTTCTCCCCAATGTTGTATCGTTCTGCCAACTTCTTTAGAGATCCTCCAGCATCTACCCCATTGATGGCGCGAGCCATACACAACGTGTCAAGCCATGCCTTCGGTTTGATGCCGTAACGCCACGATAAGATCGCGCCATCGAACATTGTGTTGTGGCAGAGGATGGCGTGTCCCTGCCACTCCTTGTGGCCTCTTTCCAAGACAGCCTCTATCTCAGCCGCGTCGGAGTACCACTTGCTCGGGCCGTCATCCACCTTCATGCCCATACCAATGACTTCAAAGCGTGGATCGTTGATGTACTCCTCCGTCGTCATCTTCGACAGGCTGTAGTCCTTGTCGTAATACGTTTCAAAGTCAATCGTGATGATGCTCATTCTTTTTTCTCTTGCGACCAATAGGACGGGTCTTCACATTCGTAATCCATAGGAACGTCGCGCCACTCATGTCCGTCAACTTGCTCCCAATGATCTCGCACCGTGAAAGCATAACGCAGCCACACTTGCTGTAGAATCTTCTTGCCGTCGCGCTCGACAAAACGCAACGGGATTCCCGGTGACCAATGGGGTTTCATGCTCATTCTCTTTCCCCTAATACTTCATCGCTAGGCTTAGGCCACATTACGATGTAACCGTCTTTGTTCTGAGTCCAATAAACTGGAAAGCCTTCTATGGTATTGTCCAACTTGTTGAACTCGTCTAGGTGGATACGCACCAACTCAATAGATGCACTATTAAATGAGCAAGTAATTTTCATAGCTTCTCCCCTTTATTTTTAAACTGACCTCTGACTGCTCTCCAAGGATGGGGGTGCTTATGCACCCCTTTCTTTTTAGCCTTGCGTGTTTTTAGGTGGCTTTCTTTGTCCATCAGCTTCTTCCTCCTTGACTGCTGTAAACAAAGCTATAACCCAAATGGCGATACAACACACCATCAGCACAACTGACAATGCGTGGCTCCATGACAACTTCTGCCACCAGTCCCATACTGCGTTCATTGCATCGTTCCTATTTCCAAATTAAGCCTAGTGGCCGCGATGAATATGGTAGCGACACTACGATCTCCCCAAATCTCTTGATCTTCTTCATCCATAGGAAGATCACCACGATCATTGGCAACACGCACCGCAAGCAAAGTAAGCATATTGCGAATAATGTCCTCGTCGCTCGGAAGTTTGGTGTCTTCAGTCATGGTCGGCCTCCGTTAAAATTCGTAAAACCTTCGTGGTAAATTCTTCGCGCATATATTTGGTATAAGCATCCGCGAGCATATCTTTTTCCTGTTTGGTCAACCCAATAAAATATTGGATAGCCGGATCTTTTTGATCGGCTATGTACTCATATATGGAACTGGTGAGCCATTCCCATTTGTCATCATTGAAATCTTGCGGATTCGTTCGTAATCGTTCGATTACAAGTTTTACACCACACGCCGGATATTCATCATCCTTGAACAGATCAAGTTGTACTGGAGCGTTCACGGTTCACCCCTTGTCTGAGCGTTTTCAATCATCGAAAGCGCTGCCGTTACAGTAGGCGCAACTGCGGTCCAACCGCCAGACATTCCTGTACGGTACTCCCAACGATTAACGTTGATGTACTTGGGTCTCCAACGCCACACTCGCACCGACTGCGGCATCATCTTGAAAACACTTTCTTTACCCTTGTCGGAAACACGTACCATCCACATATTAAATCTCCTCCGACTTGGTAATCTCACGATCCAAATACCACCGCGCCTTCTTGAGATCCTCAAGGTAATTGCCCTTGGACTCTGCGCGAGCGACATACTTGACGACGTTGCCTAGACGGTAATTGAGACCCCACGCTTCGATGGCTTCAATCACTTCGATGCCGCCTACGTTGTAGTGCGGAGGATGGTTGACCATATCAGGCGCGCTGATCTCAACGAACAAAGGCTCTGCGGGCTTCCAATCTTTTGGCTCTTTGCCCCACTGGCTACGCACAACATAGACAAGTTTCTTTGTGCATTTCACAGCCTTGGCAATCTCATCAACCGACTTGCCTTCGGCCAACAGCGCACGGATCTGCGCCGACTTACTCTGCTTCTTCATCACACTCTCCTGTTAGATTTCTTTGAAGTACTCGACAATTGGCCCCATGCGCGGGCCATCAACCAACACTCGCAGCCGCAAATCTGAATCGCGTTCTGCACGTTTAAACACTCCTTGTTCTACAAGTTTTTTTATACGACGCAGCATCACCGTCTTGGATAGCACCGTGTTCTTGGTGAGCGTCATGATAGTTACGTCGCCTTTGGCTTTGGCACGTTGGTACTCGCTGATGACATACAGATCAGAAAGATCGAAGCCATCGTCATTCAGTACCCGCGTGGCCTCCGCGAAGTTACTCAAGTTCATTTGATTTCCTTTAGCTTGTTTTCTAGTTCTCCCAGATTGTATTCGTTGATTACAAAACTGAGTCCACCAGTCCGTTCAATGGAGTTCAAATTCATCAATTGCAATCCTGTGGGTTTGTTAGACCCAGCCTTACATTCGATGCCTATGAACCTACCGTTAAAACACGCAACGATGTCAGGGACTCCAGAGCTACCGTAGCCATGTGTGGCGGGCATAAAGAAATAAGCGTTGTATTCCAACAATAGCTTTTTGACTTTAGCTTTTACTTTAGCTTCTGGAGTCATACCTGCCTCGTTTAGATACTACTCGTAAAGGTAGTATAGTGTATCGCAAGCACGGTATCCAACATGAGGAACAAATCGCGTGTCCATCAATTTGAGGAGCGCAATCTTTTCCTGAATATCACTTGCCAAGTCTTCCGGTTTAGCCGGTAGCTGGATGCCAGTAACGATGCCTTCTTGCCCCATGTTCGCAATCACAGCCTCGGCATCTCCAAGATAAGCGACGCGCGACGGCCACGGTTTAGTCATTCGTCCGACTCGCTC